AGGAACTTATGGAAAATCTCCTACAGTTGAAAGCTTAAAATCATTATTAGTTTATGCTGATTGGATTGGAGGTTATCCACCTGAACATATGAATGCTTCTGGCATACATGTTCAATATATAATAGATCAAAATGGAACTATTAAAATACCTAACACCTCTTTAAATACTTTAGAGGATATACAACATGCCTATGAATCAGGGAAATTAGTTGAATTAAATTCAAATACAATAGGTACTGGAGAAGTTTCTCCATTTAGAAATATTATAAGAGGAGGATCTAGAATTGAACCTATATTATATACACAATATGGACATTCTCCAGCCACATGGAATGTTACTGCATCTTTTACCGGGGATTTTATTACTAATGTACCTTTAATAAATAATTATCAAGCAACATCTTACCCATTAACAACATCTCCTACTAATGTACCTCCAGGAACATATTCAGGACTTAATTTTAATAACAATATATACCTTGGAGCAGGAGCAACTTGGTCTACAAATAGTTATACGGTTAATCAAGGGGTTATAGGTGAAGATATTACATTGTCCATAGAAGCATATATTGAACCCACCATTTTCTCACCAATACCACCCACTCTCAATCCTAATGGAAAAACTCCATGGCTTATCCAAGCTGAATTTAGATTAATACATGAGAGATCTGGTGTAGAAACAATTTTAGATAGTTTTATAATAGATAATGATGATAATTCAGGTGGTGGGTGGTACTCAAATGGTTTTGTTTGGAATAATAATACTCCTGGTTCATTTACATTAACCTCTCAAATAACCCCATCAGGACTTGAAGATGGTGATAGAATATTTGTAAGAGGAAAAAGAATATCACCACACTTAACATCATTCCCTTCAAATACTGTTAACTATTCATATAATAGTTACATAAAAATTACACAAGATCCAATACCAACCGATTGTGTAGTCTCATCTTCTGGTACAAATACTATATGGGGTTACCCAGATTCAACATTATCATATGCTATAACATCATCAAACCCTATCTTAAGTAATTTTTATGGAGTAGATTTTAGAATGAATACTACAACAGGATATGTTACAGGATCTGGATTTGGGGATGTTAGTTTACCTTGGAATTTAGAAATTGGAGATGAATTTAGATTTGAAGGAAATGAAAACAATGTTTTCATGGTTAAAAAGGTTTATGATGTCGGACAAAGTGATGAGGATAGAGTTTCTCCAACTGGTTCTTTAGAAGTTCAATTTAATCAATCCATATCTACAGCATCCATTAATTTGGATCATTTTCTAATTAGAAGATATGTACCTGATGCTAGTCAAATTGTTATAGAAGGATTTAAACCAAATGGAGCAGTAGGTCCATATATTGCAAAACCAGAATATGTAACCCCTTTATTAAATAAAGGAATTGACGACTATATTACCGATCTTACTGATAAAGGTTTGATCTAATAATATTTATTAATATATTACTATACAAATAATAAAAACAAATGGGATATTTAAATAACCAAGTAATAACAGTTGATGCTATCTTAACTAAAAAAGGTAGAGAATTGTTAGCAAAAAATGATGGTTCTTTTAGAATTACACAATTTGCATTAGCAGATGATGAAATAGATTACACATTATATAACCCAACACATCCTTCAGGATCTTCATTTTATGGGGAAGCAATTGATAATATGCCTTTACTTGAGGCATTTCCTATTGAATCTCAAATAATGAAATATAAACTGGCTACTCTTCCTAGAGGAACAGCTAAAATGCCTGTTTTAGATTTAGGGTATGCTGCTATTACATTACAACAAGGAGCTTCAATTTCAATAACTCCACAAACATTAAATTATCTAGGAAATTCCCAAACATATGAAACAAGTGGATATTCTCTTACAATTTCAGATATAAGATTATTAAATACATTTAATGGATTAGGAATTAATTCAACAGCTGCTACTAGTGCAAATGCAGAAGCATCTAATGCTGTAACTACTACTTTAGGAACAGATGTTGCTAATACAGTTATAGGAACCCAATTTAATTTAAGAGGAACTACTATTAATACTTTATTTGCTCCATCAAATACATCAATTAATGGTACTTTAACATTCATAGGATTAGATAGTGGTGCCAGATTAACTATTCCTATTACAATTAATTATACAACATAAAAAATAAAAAATAAAACATGTCATTTAAAAGATTAGAAACAGATGATTTTGTAATTGCTAATGATTCAATAACTTCCACCCTTTGGTCGGATGATGTCCCATCATTAACTACATTTTACTCAAACTCAATTCAAGAAGCATCTTCTGCAGGAACATATTATTTAAGTGTATATAATACTTCCTCCACAGATCAACAAATTCAATTTGATATAGCATATTGTGATAAATTAGGAAGTGGAAGTGCTTTATATAATAATGCTGTTCCTGAAAATTCACCTACTAAAACCCTATATGGTCAATATAGAACATTAATTTTAGAAGATGAAAATTTAGATTTTATATTTGGATCAGCTGCAGCCTCAGGAATTGATGCTTGTGGAAATACAATAACCAGTAGCACAGCTATAACAAGTGATAATTTTTGGATAATTAATATAGAAAGAGCCAGATATAAACAATCAATATTCCCAGGTTCTTTAAACCTTTCATTATCAGGAAGTAATGGAATTATTTCAATTACAGATAATTCAAATGATATAGTAACTATACCTTATATAGGTTCAACTAGAGCATATCAATTAGTTTCTGGTTCAAATGGTTCTGGTATTATTGCTAATGGGGGATATACAGCTGATTCTGGTTCATATGGAATATTATTCCCAGATTTAGGAACAATTTTATTGAATCCTTTAGCTATAAGTGAGTCAATTCATTTGGCTCCTAGTAGAACCAATGACTCAAATGGGTTTAATAATAGAGCATTATTTAATTCCCTTAATTTAGGAGCTTCATTTGGTTTAAATTCCCAAGAAACAATCACATCAGATTATGTTTTTGTAAGAGCAAGAAATAGTGAATTTAACTACTCAGAAAACCCTAGTTTTATTTCAGGATCTACAGGAGAAGTAATATACTCTAATTTTATAAATGCCCCACAAACATATATAACAACTGTTGGGATGTATAATGATATGAATGAACTCGTAGCTGTTGCTAAAATGTCAAGACCTTTATTAAAAGATTTTACAAAAGAAGCTCTTGTTAGAGTGAAATTAGATTTTTAAGATGAATGAGCGTTTACAAACCATTTACTACCTCAGATTTAATAGTTACTCCATTTGAAGTAAATAAATCATTTTCTTTTTTGGGAAATGAATTGACTGGTTCTAATATTGGTATTGAAAGATATATAGGAAAAAACATCCAAAATAATATATGGGTTTCTGGTTCAAATAATACAGGACAATCTTATATAGAAAACCAACAATTAGTATATGACTCAGTTAAACAATTATATTATTCTAATTATTTAATATCATCTTCAGGTTCCCCAGCAGTAACTGCTTCTTTTAATTTAGACGGAACTATAACAGGCCCTAGATCTACCACCAACAATTATAATTACTTAAGCAGTACTATAAATATTAATAGAACATTCCCTACAGAATCCAATGCAGAAATAGGAATAATTTCCATCCCTTCTAATCTATTTGGAGAATATATTAAACCAGGAAGTTTTACTTTAATATCAGTTTCAGGTAGTATAACAGATGATACAGAAGGTAATTTATTATTTAGTAGTTCTATTTATTCAACATCAAATAAACATGTTGGAAATATAATATATGAACATGGAATGGCTATAATTATATCTGAATCTTTTAATCCATATAGTAGCTTCAGGGATTCATTTAATTCTTTTATTGATAATAATATAACTTGCTCATTTAAAAGTAATATTACATTGTATGAAGCCCAATATAAATGTACTGCTAGACCTAATGAATTTTTATTTTCACAAAACCCCTCCATTATATCAGGGAGCAATTCATGTCCTGAAAATGTAACTAGCACATTATATGATTTTGCAACTGGTTCATATTTTACTCCTTATGTCACTACAGTAGGATTGTATAATAATGATAAAGAATTAGTAGCAGTTGGTAAATTAGCTCAACCTCTTGATATGTCTGATACAACAGATACAACAATATTAATAAACTTAGATTTATAAAAATGTCCCCCTGGATTTATAATAATGAAGAAATGTTAGACATTTCTCAATTCCCTGAAAATACATTTGGCTTTGTATATAAAATTACTCATTTGCCATCTGAGAAATCATATATAGGTAAAAAAGTACTTTACCATAATCGAAAAGTTAAATTAGGTAAAAAAGAATTAGCCCAATATGAGGGGGTAGTTGGGAGAAGACCTGCATATAAAATTGCAGTAAAAGAATCGAATTGGAAAAAATATTATGGTTCAAATAAATCTCTATTAGAATTAATAAATGAAGAGTTAGATGAAAACTTTAGAAGAGATATTTTAATATTAGCCCCAACTAAAAAACTATTAACATACCATGAAACTCAGTTTTTATTTGTCTATAGAGTATTAGAAGAGCCTGAAATGTATTTTAATGATAATATTCAAGGTAAGTTTTTTAGAAAAGACTTTGATATTTAAAAAAGAGTTTATATATTCCATTACGTGATTAATGAATTACTAGTCAATTTGGTAAATTCTGTTCTAGGAACAGGAAAAAGGACAGCTAGGGGTAACCAAGCATATACTTGTCCTTTCTGCCATCACCATAAACCAAAATTAGAAGTTAATTTTACTGAAAATAAAAAAGGAAATAATCCTTGGCAATGTTGGGTTTGTGGAAAAAAAGGTAAAACAATAGGGAGTTTATTTAAACAATTGAAACAACCATCCTCAATGTTTCAAAAATTAAATAAATTAATAAAAAATGTATCTTTAGATAATGATACTCAATCCTCTAATGAAATTTTAGAATTACCTAAAGAATTCAAAACATTATTAGATAATCAAGATATCATAGCAAGACATGCATTAGCATATCTAAAAAAAAGAAATATTACTAAACAAGATATTTTAAAATATAATATTGGATATTGTGATTCAGGACGTTATATGAATATGGTTGTTATACCATCATATGATAATAATGGTGAATTAAATTATTTTACCGCGAGATCATTCGAGAAAGACCCATACATAAAATACCGCAACCCCGAAGCGTCCCGCGATATTGTGCCGTTTGAATTGTTTATTAATTGGAATTTACCTATTACATTATGTGAAGGTCCATTTGATGCTATGGCAATAAAAAGAAATGTAATACCATTATTTGGAAAAAATATTCAACCTGCGTTAATGAAAAAAATAGTTGAATCTAAAGTAGAAAAAATATATATTGCTTTGGATGATGATGCTATTGAACAAGCATTTAAATTTTGTGATATTTTATTAAATGCAGGAAAAGAAGTTTATTTAGTAGAATTAGATGGAAAAGATCCAAGCGAATTAGGTTTCGAAAAATTCACTAAACTAATACAAAAAGTTTCTCCTCTAACACAATATACACTTATGGAGAAAAAAATATCAATAATATGAAAACTAAAAAACGAAACATCAAAAAACGTTATAATAGAATTTTAGAAATATCTGATGATGCAAAACAAATAACACTACCAGATTCTAGGTACTATAGAAGAAATGGAAGTTATTATCCATCAATTACATATGTTTTAAGTTATTATCCAAAAGGTAAATTTTTTGAAGATTGGCTTAAAAAAGTTGGATATTCTTCTGAATATATAGTTAAAAAAGCTTCTGAACAAGGTACTCAAGTACATGAAATGATAGAAGAATATTTAAATGGTAAAGAATTAAATTTTCTATCATCAACAGGAAACCCCCAATATGACCCCAATGTTTGGCAAATGTTTTTAAGATTTGTTGAGTGGTGGAATGAATATAAACCAACCCTATTAGAAACAGAAGTACATTTATTTTCAGATAAATTAAAAGTAGCTGGTACTTGTGATTTAGTTTGTGAAATAGATGG